TAAACAAGTCTCAGGTGGATTCAGTAGACAATAATTTCCTTCGTGAAAATGATCCTAGGATGCCTCTTTTCTCAGAGAAGAGAACCAAGGTCACTTTCGGTTCTGGTACTTAAAATTTAGGAGTCCTTTATGGCTTATCCCATCATCGACGCCCCCTACGGCGTCAAGCCGGTCAATCTGATCGGTGGTCAGGTATTTGCGGGTTCTACTCGTAATTTGCCTATTGCGTATAACTACGGCACTGCAATTTATTACGGTGACTTAGTTACATTGGGTACTACTGGCTCTACAGCCGGTTTTATCATCCCTTCTTCAACAAGCACTAGCTTGGTTAGCAAGGGTACTGTTGGTGTTTTCTTGGGCTGTTACTACACAAACCCAACGACAAAACAGCGTCAGTTTGCTCAGTACTATCCCGGTTCTGTTACCGCTGGTGACATTACTGCGATTGTTGCTGATGATCCCGACCAAGTGTTCAAAATGGCTGCGGTGACTGCTGCTTCCACTGCCACTATCTCTTCATTCCCATCAGCAATGGTTGGTTTGAACGCAGTGTTGAACACACCTGTTGGTAGCGCTTCTACTGGTAACTCTGGTGCTGGTTTGGTTGCTGCTAATACAACAACTGCTGTTGGCTCTGGCGGTGCTTTCCGTATCTTGAACTTGGTTCCTGATACACAGATCAGCACTTCTGCAGTCTTCGTAAGCACTTCTACGACATCGTTCGTTGTGTCTGGCCTCGCCGTTGGTCAAGTCATTCCTGTTGGAACTGACATTTTCCAAATACTTAACGGTCAAGCGCAGCAATTGGGTGTTGGCGCAAACGTGGCTACTGCTGCGACTGTGACCACAACCGGTAACACTACACTGACTATCAGTGCTGCTGTCACCACCACACCTACTGCTGGTGCAACGATCGCTTTGGTTCAATCTCCAGAAGTTCTGGTTAAGTTGAACTTTGGCGTTCACAACTACTACGCTGCTTAAGGAGTAACTTACCATGGCAATTTCACGCGCACAACTACTTAAAGAGTTGCTCCCCGGTCTGAACGCATTGTTCGGTATGGAATACGCTCGCTACGGCGAAGAGCACAAAGAGATCTACGAAACAGAGACCTCTGAGCGTTCCTTCGAAGAAGAGACAAAGCTGTCTGGCTTCTCTGCTGCACCTGTTAAGAACGAGGGCTCTGCCATCGCTTATGACAATGCACAAGAGGCATGGACAACTCGCTATAACCACGAAACCATCGCTTTAGGCTTCTCCATCACTGAAGAAGCTGTGGAAGATAACTTGTATGACTCACTGTCTGCTCGTTACACCAAAGCATTGGCTCGCGCTATGGCGTACACCAAACAGGTTAAAGCTGCCGCCGTTATCAATAACGGTTTCAGCGCAGCCTACCCCGGTGGCGACGGTGTTGCTTTGTTCAGCACTGCTCACCCCCTGATTTCTGGTGGTGTTAACAGCAATCGTCCTTCTACAGCCGCTGACTTGAATGAGACTTCTTTGGAAGCCGCCGTTATTCAAATCGCTGCTTGGACAGACGAGCGTGGTCTTTTGATCGCTGCTAAGCCCAAGAAATTGATTGTTCCCCCAGCTCTGCAATTCGTTTTTGGAGAACAAGATGGACGGTGACTTCGACACAGGTAACGTTCGTTACAAAGCCCGTGAGCGTTATAGCTTCGGCTGGTCTGATCCATTGGGTACCTTTGGTTCACCCGGTTCAGCCTAATAAAACGGCCTCACGAGGGCTATTTAGGGCCACCTTCGGGTGGCCTTTTTGTTGTCACAAAGGTAAACTACGATCAGATTGCAGCCGCTGTGGTTGCATAAATTTAGGGGCACATCATGAAATTTGAAATGGAATTTGGTTACTTTGGTAACAACAAGTTGTCTATTGAGACACACGATTTTGAGATGATTGAGATTTTCCAGAAGTTCGTGCAATTTCAGGAAAACTACGGTTGGGCAGTTGAATATGATGTCGTGCTTAGCGATGAAGAGTTTGAAGACGAAGACGACACTGAAGAAGAGTTAGATGGCGCTGAGACTGAAGCCGCTGAAGAAGCTGCTGATAACAAATAATCTGTGGTTTAAATACCACAGTTAGGGGGCTTCGGCCCCTTTTTTCTTTTTGGCTTTTTTAGCCATACGTTCATTGTGATGGTGTATACGGTGGCAGTTAGCGCAAAGTACAACACACTTTTTGACTTCTTCCATAGCCCGCTTAAACGCCCTGTTTTTCAGCAGTTTATTAACTGACGCTTCTTTTGTGGTGCTGTCTACGTGGTGGAAATCAAACGTGGCCGGGTGGTTTTGCCCGCATTTCACGCAGGCTAATGTAGCTTTAAAGCTACGCCACTGGTCTTTATACGCCTTGGCCGAGGCTTTACTTGCCGCAATTACAGTTGCTTTATTTTTTTCATAGTACGTATTTGCGTACGTCTTTTGTTTAGTTTGCTTAACTTTTGGGTCTTTATACGGCATGTTTGATCCGATACCGCCAGTACAGTGCCGTTTTAAAACCCCAAGGTTTAGATGGCTCAAACATTTTGAAACCTATAGCTATCAAACTGTTAGCAGAAGCAGGGTTTTGGTTGGTGTCCGTGATGACCCAGTTCATGCCTAGTCTCTTGGCCACTTTAAGGCGCTGTCGGATAAGCCGCTTCTGGAGTCCCTGTCCTTGATGAGTTGGTACAACGCCTGCGCGACATAGGTACATAGCGTCAGACCAACGAGTAGAGGGGACAATACCACCAAAGCCAACGGCTTCACCATCTTGCGAGTAAACAACATGCCAGTATCCTTGTGTAATTGGGTAAATTTTGTCGTGGGGAAGACATGCTTTTTGAAGCAAGGTCAGCAACTGCACCACCTCTGGCTGACGGGTATCAACAGGGACGACACGGTATTTCATGATCGTATGATGCCGGAGGATTGTGACAAGAAAAATAATTGTTGCACACTTAAAAATACCGTGATATAAACACAGTAATCCGGGCTTTCCGGTGCATCAAACAGTCCCGGCTGACGACATACAGATTGATGCGCCTAACTTGTATGTAAGGAAAAATCATGGCAAATTCCACGTTTAGCGGCCCAGTACGGTCGCAGAATGGCTTTCAATCTATCACCATCAACCCAAACACTGGCGCAGTAACTGTTGACGCTACGTTTGGCACCGCTACTAGCGTAACTACTTTGGCTGCTACAACTGTAACAGCCACAAATCTGGTTTTCACAGATCAGAATCACCCCACAACCGCCGCTATTAACGCAACGGCTACAGCCACCGCAGCACAAGTTGCTACAGGCTACATCACTTCTACTTCTGCCGCAGCGACTACCATCACTCTGCCTACTGGCACAGATCTTGGCACAGCCTTGGGTGCTACTGCTGGCACTACGATGGACTTGTTTGTTGATAACACCGCTGGCGCAAACACCGTGACTATCGCTGTTGCAACTAATGGCATCTTGTCTGCCGCTGCAGCCGCTGGCTCTGGTGCTGGTGCAGGTCTGTTGACTGTTGCATCTGGCGTGACTGGCATTGGTTGCTTCCGCATCATGTTTTCTAGCGCCACTGCATACGTGTTTTCTCGTATCGCTTAATCAACCCAAGGGGCTTCGGCCCCTTTTTCAAGGAGATTAATTATGATGCAGACAGACGTAAAAGCGGCACATGCAGAAGCGACTGGCACAATGGTTTCTGGCCGTACTAGGCTTAAAGGCTATCAGTGTTTATCTGGTGGTACTGCTGGCGACATTGAATTTCGTGATGGTGGGGCTACTGGCCCCATTCGTTTGCAGTTTAATATCCCTGCAAACACCAACAACCCGTTTGCAAACTTAATTCCCGGTGAGGGCATTTTGTTTTACACGAATATTCACGTTACGTTACCAACATCGGCAAAAGTAACGGTGTTCTATGGCTAAAAGCGCAGCATGGCAGAGGAAAGAAGGCAAAAACCCCGAGGGTGGCTTGAACGCCAAGGGGCGAGCCTCCGCCAAAGCGCAAGGCATGAACTTGAAACGTCCCCAGCCGGAAGGCGGCTCACGGCGCGACTCCTTCTGTGCAAGGATGAGTGGTATGAAAAAGAAACTGACCAGCGCAAAGACAGCGAACGATCCGAACTCACGCATCAATAAGTCTCTGAGAGCGTGGAACTGCGCGGAAGGTGGCTATGTAACTGCGGCTGATGGCTGCGCCATTCAGGGCAAAACAAAGGGGCGGTATATATGACTACACAATCCGATACAGTTAAAAATGCACTGGATATTGTTTCTTTATTTGCAACCGTGGGAGCTTTCCTAGAGATGCTTACTCCGGTATTTGGTCTTGTTGGTGCAATCTGGACAGTGATGCGTATTACTGAAATGGTTGCGGGTAAACCCTTTTCTGAGTTGATTCGCAGGAAAAAGGACGACTGACCATGGCTATACCTTTGCTTGGGCTTGCTAGTATATTGGGGCGCGAGTACGCCCATACACGGCCTACTTATGCCGAGCAGGACGCCTTACTTAAGGTTTTAAGCCCGCAAACGTACTATGGCAACCAACTGATTAACTACCTTACAAACACGTTTGGTATTGACAGCGATTTATCGCGTGCACAAAACACTATGGAGCAGGGTGCTCGCAGATTTTACAATAGTGGGCCACAAAATATAGACGTAGCAGAAGAAGAACGAAAAATGGAAGAGATACGGTCGCGTGCTAATTCACCGGAGGGCGTAGCTCAATTTGAAAACACAATGCGGGATATGGAGTACGGCACCGTTAATCCCGCGTCATTTTTTTATGTTGGCCCTGACACAGAAGATAGCGAACGATTTAAACTTAACGAAACAATGCTTCCAAGAAGGTTAGATAGCGTTCCTGTGGAAAGTAACTTTACACCCGCACAACTTGAAATATTGCGTGATCGCATATACGGCACGCAGGAACAGACTGGGCCACAGCAAGAACTTGTTTTCCCTTCTGGCCCCGGCGGTGAGTACATGCCACAAGGCGGCGCTGGAGGCGATTTTATGCCACAAGACGGTGGTTACGGCAAAGATGAATTTGATGTGCAACAGGAATACGAGCAGTACCTGCGTGGTGGACTTATTCAACGTAGGAGATAATGATGCCAGCAAAGAGTGAAAAACAAAAGCAGTTCATGGATGCTGCTGCACACAACCCGAAGTTTGCAAAAGCTGCGGGTGTACCGGTATCGGTCGCTAAAGAATTTAGTGGCGCGAGCAAAGGGATGAAGTTTGGCAAGGACACAAATACGTCCCGCCCCGATCTTCAAAAAATTAACAAACCTAAGACACTTCATGGGAAGATGTCAATCATGAAAGAAGGCGGTGATACTATGGCTTCCAAAATGAACCCCGGAATGATGGCAATTATGGCCAAGAAAAAGGGCGTAACTAAAATGTCTAGCGGCGGTGCTATGCCCATGAAAAATGGTAAACCCGCGTTTATCGGTGACGGCAAAGGCATGAAAAAAGGCGGTATGTCATCTAAGATGGGCGCTGTCAAAACCGGTTCAACACCCAATGGTGTTGCGTCTAAGGGTAAAACCAAAGGCAAAATGGTTAAGATGAACATGGGCGGCAAAGCCTGCTAATCTAAGGAGTTAATTATGAAACGTTATAACGGTGAAGATGGTAGTCAAGTAGACGAGATGGAAGAAGCAAACAAACGCACAGAGGGTATGTTGTCAAACCCTAATGCTAAAGAGTTTGGTGATTCTGGTACTTCTGAAACAGCAACGGTTACGACCAAAACTGCGCCTAAAGCCGCCCCCAAGCCTAAAGCCGCTGCTAAGCCTGCTGCCAAATCTGAATCCGCACCCGCCGCTAAAGCAGCCCCTGTTGATGTGACTAAGCTTTCTGTGGCCGAACGCAGAAAATTAAGTCGTGAAAATCCATCTGTCAGCGGCCCAACTGATACACGTTCAGTTAGCCAACGTTTACGCGCTGCTTTTGGTATGAGAAAAGGCGGCGAAACTAAGAAGATGGCTTCTGGTGGTATGGCTTCTTCCGCTTCTAAGCGTGCCGACGGTATTGCTGTAAAAGGTAAGACTCGCGGGAAGATGTGTTAAGGAAATATCATGCCAATGACACCAGCAGCAGCTAAAAAATACAAGCCCCGGCGCACGCCCGGGTCTTCGGACGAAGTTATTTACCCTGAGACTCGCGCAAAAATGCAAGAGGCCAAGGCAGAGGTCGCCGACCGTAAAGCTATGGCAGATAACGAAGCTGCTTATGACCTCTCCTCACGCGTAAGTTTGGGTGATTTATACGAGAAAAAAGCTAAAGGTGGTTTAACCGCTTCTAGTCGTGCTGATGGCTGCTGTACCAAAGGTAAGACTCGCGGAAAGATGGTGTAATTATGATAGCCAGCCGTGGAATGGGAGCCATCTCCCCCAGTAAAATGCCCAAGGGCAAGCGTAAAGCTCGTCGGGATAACACTGATTTCACGCAGTATGCTGAAGGTGGTAAAGTTAATGCGGCTGGCAATTACACCAAACCCGAACTGCGCAAGCGGATTGTGTCCCAAGTAAAGTCCGCAGCAACGCAGGGTACCGGAGCAGGTCAGTGGTCAGCCCGCAAAGCTCAGTTAGTTGCCAAGAAGTACAAAGCCGCAGGTGGTGGGTACCGTGACTAAGTGGTCTGACAAGCGCAAGAAAGCCGTAGACTGTAATAACCCAAAAGGTTTCTCAGAGAAGGCACACTGCGCAAGTAAGAAAATGGCCGGTGGTGGATTGGCTAAACCGCAACAGTCTCTCAAGGATTGGGGCGATCAAAAATGGAGAACCAAAAGTGGTAAAAAATCTTCTGACACAGGTGAAAGATACCTTCCTTCTGCTGCGATTAAAAGTCTCAGTTCAAGTGAGTATGCTGCGACAACGCGTGCGAAACGTGCTGGCAAAAAAGCCGGAAAACAATTCGTAGCGCAACCAAAAACAATTGCGAAGAAAACTGCAGGATTTAGATAATGGCAACCACTTCTGGCGCATCAGGTTTTAATCTCCAACTTGACGAATTGGTTGAGGAGGCGTTTGAACGCGCTGGTGGCGAGCTGCGCACTGGGTATGACTTGCGTACTGCCCGTCGTAGCTTAAACATCATGTTTGCAGATTGGGCCAATCGCGGCATCAATATGTGGACGATTGAGCAGGGTGAGATCACTCTTGTTCAGGGCCAGAATACGTACGCTCTACCAGACAACACGGTTGA